CAATGTAGTTCAAGTTACTTACTCTCTAAGCGTATAAGGATAACATCATGGCTTTTACAAACGGACAAACAGTAATTCAAGTTTTACCAACCGCAATTACAGGTACAGTTGATGGTTTTGGTTTTGACCCAGTAACAGGATTAGTAACAGTTTTAGTTGGTTACAAAGATGCTGACGGTAATGACCAACAACGCTACTTCCAACAAAATGAAATTGATGCGGTAGCTTAATAAAATAGCCCCTATGTTCTATACATACGCTCACTATACCCCTGAAGGATGCTTATTTTATATAGGGAAAGGTAAGGGGAAACGGGCGTATAGATTTTACAATAGGGGCGCATATTGGAATAATGTTGTTTCCAAACATGGAAAACCCAATGTGCAAATAGTTGCAAGTTGGAAAACCGAAAAAGAAGCATTAGACCATGAAGTGGTATTAATTAAATGTTTTCGGGATTTAGGGCATAAACTCTGCAATCAAACAAATGGCGGAGAAGGAACAAGTGGGCGTGTATTATCAAGTGAGCATAAAGAAAAAATTAGCGCAAAATTAAAAGGTCGCAAGAGAAAAATCCCTGATGAAAAAACAAAAGAAAAATTAAGAACTTCCCATTTAGGACAAGTTGCTTGGAATAAAGGTTTAAAAGGCGTTTATAAACATTCTGAAGAACACAAGCAAAAAGTGAGTGCCTTTTTCAAAAGCCATAATTTTCAATTAAAAAATTGTTATATCGGAACCCATAGATATACAAATGAAATAATAAAAATTTTAGGAACTAACGAAGCCATTAAAAATGCTGGTTTTGACCCTAATAATGTCCGAAGATGTGCAAGCGGTGAAAGAAAGTTTCACAAAGATTATTCTTGGAATAAAGAAAGATTGGAGCAATAAATGTTTACTTTAGCGGATAGGGTTCAAGAAACTTGTGCCGCACCCGGTACTGGGATAGTCACATTATTAGGTGCAGTTACAGAATATCAATCATTTTCTGCTGGTATTGGTGCAAATAATACAACTTATTATACTATTGCTGACCAAACTGGTTCAAATTGGGAAGTGGGATTAGGCACGATTGGTGCAACTGGATTAACCTTAACCCGAACTACTATATTAGCTTCGTCTAATGCTGGTTCAATTGTTAATTTCAGCGTAGGTACTCAAAATATTTGGTGCGATTATCCTGCTGGTAAAGCAGTTTATGGAACTGGAACTACATTAGTAGCTCCTAGTGGCACTATTCTTCCAGTACTTAATGGCGGTTCAGGGGTAACAACTTCAACAGGTTCAGGTTCAGTAGTATTAAGTGCCGCACCATCATTGACAGGCGCAGTAACGATTGGCACAACTTCAGATACAGGCACTATTACTGTTGGTCAATCTACCGTAAGCCAAACAATTAACATTAGTAATGGTGCTACAGCATCAGGTTCTACTAAAACTGTAAACATTGGAACAGGCGGTTTAACTGGTTCTACAACCACAATGGCTATTGGTTCAACCTTTAGCACAACAGTTGCGGCAAATGGAACATGGTCATTTAGCACGCCTTTAGTTGCAACTAATATGGTTCAAGCAACCACATCAACAAGTGGGTATTTAACTTCTACCGATTGGAATACTTTTAACGGCAAAGCGCCATCAGTTACTTATACAACTACTTACATACCATTTGGACAAGGTACAACTACACCTAATCTATCGGCTAACTTTACTTATACAACGGGTACAGGACTATTAGCCGCTCCTATTATTCAAGCTTCAAATGGCTTAATAATGAATAGTAAAACAATCGGTACAAGTTACACTATTCCAACGGCTGATAATGCTATGTCAGTTGGACCAATCACTATATCAAGTGGCGTTACAATAACTGTTCCATCGGGTAGCCGTTGGTTGGTATTATAAGGGAAATATATGGCAACAATTCTAAGCAGTAAAACAAGTGGTGTGGGTGGATTAGCAGTAACAGGCGACTCATCAGGCATCCTACAACTAGCCTCAGCAGACGGAACTACTGCGGTCACTATAGATGCTAGTCAGAATGTGGGGATTGGAACAAGTACAACTGGAACAAATGGTGTACTTACAGTATATAAAACATTAGAACCTAAAATATATCTTACAGATGCAACAGTAGGTCAAACCTATGGCGGTGCAATTAAAGGCTATGGTATTACTGGAATTGGTGGCGCAGTAGAGCTAGGTTCAGTAGATAATAATGTGTATTCTAAAGGTTGGTTTTATAGTTTATCATCAGGGTATCAAGCATTTTATACGAATAGTGCAGAACGTATGCGTATTGATAATACTGGGAACTTATTCGTAGGTGGAACAACACAAAACACAGCTACTGCTCCTGTATATTCAAGCACAACAGCAAAAGCTTGGGTTCAATATAATGCAGCAACCCCTGCTGTACTTGGCTCTTTTAATGTTAGCTCAGTAACGAGAACTGCTACTGGTAATTTTACAGTTAATTTTACCGCAGCATTAGTTGATGCAAATTATGCTCCTTTAGTATCTTGTAATAATATTAATGCGGAAACAAAAATACAATTTGGAACTATTGCAGCAGGGTCATTACAAATCCTTTCTCAAGGTTCAGTTAATACAACATCATCCTATAACCCAGTTTTGGGCTGTGTAGTATTTAGATAAGGAAAAGACATGGCACAAGTAATCATACATACAAACGAAAACGGAAATGTCAGCGTTACGATGCCGACAGGTGAAATTAGTGTAGAAGAAGTATTAGCTAAAGACTGCCCAGACCATGCAATCATAGTGGACAGCATAGACTTACCCAATGAACACCATGACTTCTTTAACGCATGGGAATTAGTAGATGGCAAGGTAACTGTAAACATAGACAAAGCACAAGAGATTACTAAAGACAGGCTGCGTGCTGAACGTACACCATTGTTACTAGCTCAAGATGTTGCTTACTCAAGAGCTACAGAAACAGGTGCAGACACTACAGCCATTGTTGCTGAGAAGAATAGACTTCGTGATGTTACTAAACTTGTAAATACAGTAGCTACATTAGATGAATTGAAGGGATTGTCATGTCTAGCATAGTCGTAGCTGGAGATACCAGCGGAAGTGTCACATTAAGTGCGCCAGCAGTAGCAGGTAGTACTGTATTAACCTTGCCTAGTGTGAGTGGTACAGTATTAACAAGTGCAAGTAGTCAAGTGACAGGACCAGCTTTTAGTGCATATCAAAATGTTGCTCAAACAATAACTACTGCAACATATACAAAAATTCAATTTCAAGCAAAAGAATTTGATACAAATTCAAATTTTGATTCAACAACAAATTATCGTTTTACACCAACTGTAGCTGGATATTATCAATTTAGTGGTGGCGCAAATCAAGGTGGTGCTACAACAGCATTTCAACTTGTTTTATATAAAAATGGGGTAGCGATTAAATTCTTTTCAAATAGTACAGCATCTGCACCAGGAGTTAATGGAAGCGCTCTTGTTAATGCAAATGGCTCAACAGATTATTTTGAGTTATATATATATCTTGTAATCGGTGGAACTTTATCAGCAACACCTTCATTAACTTACTTTCAAGCCTTTCTAGCAAGGAGTGCATGATGAATCTATACGAAAAAATAATGACTATTTACCCACAACTTAATCAGCAAGACTTCATGACAACTATACGTTTACAGAATGACTCTGATGGTCGTGGTGATTACATAGCTAGTTGGACACATGAACTACCACAACCTACAGCAGAACAGTTAGGAGCAATAGTATGAGTATTACGCTAGATGGAACAAGTGGCATCACCTCACCTACTTATGGTGGGGCAACCACAGCAGAATATTCTGTACCCGTAACAGGCTTTAAGAACCGCATCATCAATGGTGCTATGGTGATAGACCAGAGGAATGCAGGGGCTAGTGTGCCAACGCCTAATGGATATATTGTAGATAGATTTGCAATTGCCCAAACAACAAGCGGTAAAATAACTGCACAACAAAACGCTGGTTCTGTAACACCACCTGTAGGATTTACAAATTATTTAGGCGTAACTGTAGTAAACGCTTATTCAGTTACATCTTCTGATATTTACTATATTAATCAATCAATAGAAGGGTATAACACCGCAGACCTTGCATTTGGAACTGCAAATGCACAAACTGTTACTTTGTCCTTTTGGGTTCGGTCAAGTCTAACTGGGACATATGGCGTTCGATTGGTAAATGCAACAAACAATAGAAGTTATGTTGCTACATATAGTATTTCTTCCGCAAATACATGGGAACAAAAATCTATAACAATTGCAGGGGATACATCGGGTACATGGGTCGGTGCAACCAACGGCATAGGTATAGGACTTTTATGGACTTTAGCCGCTGGTAGCAATTTCCAAACAACTGCTAATTCTTGGCAAAGTGGCAATTACACAACCACTTCAGCGCAAACACAACTTGTCGGCACATCAGGAGCCACCTTCTACATCACAGGTGTTCAACTTGAGAAAGGCTCTACTGCTACTAGCTTTGACTATAGGGCGTATGGTACGGAGTTGAGTTTATGTCAGAGGTATTATCAAAAAGTTAGTGGAAGTGCATCATGGCCTTACCCTTATGTATGCAATGTATCAAATGCGTCATCTACACTTGCGGTTGGAACAATAGTGTTTCCTACTTCAATGAGAGCGACTCCAACAATTTCATTTTCAACATTAAAAACAAGAAATACTGGTAGCAGTATTTCAGCAATTGCAATAGACCAAGTATCTGTTTCTAATGGAAATGTTCCTTTAATTGGATTGTCTTTTACAACAACATTCCTTACTATATATTATTCAGATGTTGTTCTTGGAAATAATAGCAGTTCAGCTTATATAGATTACAGTGCGGAGTTATAAAAATGACTATTCAATATAAATTACAAAATAATGTATTAACAAATACTCTATCTTCAGTATCAATTGTTGGGCAAAATATATCAATCCCATTCGACCCAGCTAATGCTGATTTTCAACAATACCAATTATGGCTATCCGAAGGCAACACACCTGAACCAGCGGACATACCACTATGAAAAACCTAGAGATATTCGGTAAGTGGTCAGACAAGCTACTCAATAGCTTCCCATTCTGCCTAGACGATATTTATATCAAAACAGTCGGTATTGCTTGGTTATTCACAGTAGATGGTAAGTGGTGTTTTATCCCTAAGATAGTACCTAGCAATTGGCAATATGCTAATGCCTGTATCTTTGTACGCATAGGCTTCCCCTTCGCTTTCTTCATGCAACTACGTGCTAGTCCTACACACTTATGGCAAGGTGGGATTGGTTGGAAGCAATCAGGCAGAATAGCGATACACTTTAGATTTCAGACAGATGCTAGTTCTACACTTGGCTATCACCCTAATTTACCTAACCTAGACCATGCAAGCGGTTTTGAATATGGCAGACATTAATTTATGTATGGATTTCAATCATTTTCAGTTATATCTTTTTCGGGAACGAATGGTGTAATATTTCTAATAACTATATCTGAAAGTGGAAATGCAGTAGAAGTAATTTCAGTTGTTTCAATTGATGCGGAAAATATAACTGAAAGTGGAAGTGCGGTAGATGTAGTATCAGAAACAATGTCAGCTCCAATTTTAATTTCTGAAGCTGGTAATGCCGTAGATGTTGTTTCAGAAATTATGAACGCACCTGTTACGATAGCTGAAATTGGCAATGCTGTAGATGTAATAGCTGAAAATTCGGTAGATGCTGTTACGATAAATGAAAATGTAAATTTAACTGATAGTCAATCAGAAACGATGTCGGCTGGTGTTGCTATAGCAGAAATTGGAAATGCGATAGATATAGTTAGCGAAACAATGTCAGCACCAGTTACACAATCTGAAACTGGTAACGCTCAAGATGCTATTAGTGAAAACATGACAGCTTCAGCAACTATTGTCGAAGCTGGAAGCGCAAATGATACTGTTAGCGAAAATTCTGTAGATGCAATCACTATTACGGAAACTGGAAACGCAGTAGATACGCAATCTGAAACAATGAGTTCACAAACTTCAATAAATGAAGCTGGAAATGCTCAAGATGTAATATCAGAATTAATGACTGCACCTGTAAGCATAGTAGAATTAGGAAATATGATTGATGTTGTAAGCGAAAATGCTGTTGATGCTGTTACGATAAATGAAAGTGGTAATGCACAATCAACGCAATCTGAAAATGCGATAGATGCAGTTACAATAATAGAATCAGGTAATGCTCAAGATACACAATCTGAATCTATGAGTGCTGGCGTTATAATAAATGAAAGTGGTAATGCTCAATCGGTACAGTCAGAAAATATGACTGCCCAAGCTAATATTGCTGAAATTGGTAATGCAGTTGATGTGGTATCACAAAACTTAACTGCTTATATAGTAGTAAATGAAATAGGTAATGCTCAAAATAGCCAATCAGAAACGATGGCGGCATTATTAGCAATTATTGAATCAGGTACGGCTTCTGATACTGTTATAGAGCAAATGACCGCTTATGTGCATCAGCAAGAATCAGGCAATGCAATTGATACACAATCAGAAAAAATGGTTGCGGCAGTAAATGTAGTAGAATCTGAATTAAGTACTGATATTGTTAATGTAATAATGACCGCTTCAGTTTCAATTCAAGAAGCGGTTGAAGCACAAGATTCGACTAGCGCAACAACTTATGTCATAGTTGTCGTTGCTGAACAAGGTAATGCAGTAGATGTTTACTTTTGCGCTCCAATATTCCAAAGCTCAGAAGTAGTGTGGCACGTTTTACCACGAGCAACAAATTGGCAAGTAGAACAACGTAATAATTATTGGGATGTTTTACCTAGAGCAGATTATTGGAAAGTAAATGAATAATTACATCTTAGAAAAAAGAACGACTGAAATTATTGCATACAATATTGATTGCACTAATATTCTTGATACTTTTGAAGTCATTACTTCTATTACTTCTATTACTGCCGACCAAACAGGATTAGTGTTTCAAGGTCAAGCTATTAATGGCGCACCTGTCACATTTCCTGACGGAGTTATTGCCGCTACTGGGAAAGTAATTTCAGTTCACATTTCTGCTGGTACAATTCCTACAGGTGCAATAAACCAAATTTATACCATCAGACCAATATTTGTAACTTCTGAAGGTAATACTAGAGAATCAACAGTTTTACTTAATGTAACAAATATACCATTCCAACAAGGTAGGGTAATTTAATGCCACTTCAATCAGGTTCAAGCAAAGAAGTTATTTCAGCTAATGTAGCTGAATTGATTAAAGCTGGTCATAAACGTGACCAAGCTGTTGCTATTGCATATCAAAATGCTAGAAAATCTCATGTTGCTGATGATGCAGACAATGACCATGAAAGAGATTTAACTGAAGAACCTGATTCTAAAATCGTCGCTTTTATTGTCTATACAAATGATGACAAGATATTATGGATGCGTAGAACTAAAGATAATTCATGGGATTTCCCCGGTGGTCATGTAGAAGAAGGCGAATCCCCGATAGAAGGTGCTATTCGTGAATCTCGTGAAGAATGTGGACACGTTCCAGCAACGGGATTACATCTTATCTATGATGAAGGTAAAGTAAATCTATTCGGGTGTAATGATGGCGAGTTTACACCTGATTTAAATGAGGAGCATGATGCTTTTGTATGGGCAACCATAGAAAATGCACCTGACCCAATATTTCACAAAGTTTCGAAAGATGCGGAAGAAATTGCGGAAAAAGCTGAATCGCACGCTAGTGCAATGGATAAAAGAGAATATGATACAAATGGATGGTTTGAAGTTAAAGATAACCCATTATCCAAAGTAGGTGTATTTCCATATTCAGGTCGTTCAATTTCACCTGATTGTGATGCTGACAGAATTTATAATGTTTACAGACCAGCCGAAGAATTATCAACAGAAGATTGTATTGATTCATTTAAATTATTACCCTGGATTGATAATCATGTAATGTTAGGTAGTGAGGATGAAGGTTTAACTCCTGCTGAAGACAAAGGAATTCAAGGTGTAATCGGAGAAGATGTTTTCTTTGATGGCGAGTATTTAAAAGGTAATATTAAAGTATTTTCCGAAGCAATGACTAATCTCATTGCTAACGGTAAAAAAGAATTGTCCTGCGGTTATCGTTGTAAATATGAATATGCTCCTGCAAGTTTCAATGGCGAAGCGTATGATTACATACAACGTGAAATTCGTGGCAATCATCTAGCCTTAGTCGAGAAAGGTCGCATGGGTTCGGATGTAGCAGTTTTAGACCATTTCACTTTTACAGTAGATAACAAGGAGCTTTTCATGGCTGAAGAAAATAAAGAAGTAGGTGGCGAGAAACCTGCTATGTCTTTAGAGGATGTTCATTCATTCGTTAAAGATGTGATGCCGAAATTGGCAAAAATTCAAGAATTATTAGAAATGCACAAAGGCGGCGGCGAAGAAGAAGCGGTTGCTGATGATGAAGATATGGAAAAACCTGACGGTGATGAAGACAAACCGGGCGAAGTTAAAGATGAAGAATCTGACCCAATCGTTCAAGGCGGAGCTAAATCAGAACCAAAAGAAGGTGAACGTGGTGCTGGTATGGATGCGGCGGCTATTATCAAACGAGTTCATAAAGACTTAGCTGATAAAACAAAACTATATGACAAACTATCAAAACATATCGGCGCATTTGACCACGCTGAAATGGATTTAAACACGATGGCTAAGTATGGTATTAAGAAACTTGGTTTAGATGCTCCTAAAGATGCTCGTGTAACATTCTTGGGTGCTTATCTCGAAGGTAAAGGCGCATCTAGCGTAGCTCACGGTATGGATAATGCTGTTAGTTTCCGCAAAGGTAATTTTGTTCAACGATTCTTAGAAAAAGGTAAATAATCATGACTACTGCTAGTTTTCAAGCTACCGTCAATGTTAATCTTGGCTTTGGTATTCCGGGCGAGTTAATTGTAGATGGTCCACAACGTGTCGATTCATTGGCACTAGATGTAAATGGGGGTACTATTGGTTTAGCTTTTACTAAATCTAATACTACTAACGTAGCTTCACAAGGGGGCGTTGTTGGTACAGGCGTTTTATTCGCTGGTATTTTAGTTAATCCTAAAGTATATGCTTCTTACGGTGCTGTTGGTGGCAATCCACTTGACCCTACATTGTTCTTACCTGCTTACAATCAAGGTGAGTTCTTAACAATGGGTACTATCTGCGTTACTGTTGTTGGTGCGTGTAATATTGGTGACTTGGTTCAATACAACACCACTACTGGCGTTCTTTCAACTGTAGCACCGGGGGCTTCTGCAACTACTGGTAATGCGTTAATTCCAAATTGCGTAGTGTGGAATTATCCACAAACTGCAACTGGTTTAACAGCTATCCGTATTACTGACTAAGGATATAAATTATGAAATCGCTAGAAAAAAGTTATATCGGTCCACGTAACGTGGGTGCGGTAACAATGGATGCCAAAGACGTAGCTGATTTTTCAGCTTTAAGTCAAATTGGTATTAATATTTCAGACCGTCAAGTTAAAACTATGGCTAACTGGGCAATGGATAGCGGCAATCAAGCTGATGTTACTAGCCCATCAATGACTACTCCAGTTCAGTTCCTACAAAATTGGTTACCGGGCTTTGTTAAAGTAATTACAGCCGCTCGTAAAATCGATGACTTAGTTGGTATTACTACAACAGGTTCATGGGAAGATGAAGAAATCGTACAAGGTATCTTAGAGCCAATTGGTAATGCGTTACCATACGGCGATTATACTAATGTACCTTTAGCTTCATGGAACACTAACTTTGTACGCCGTACTGTTATTCGTTTCGAAAAAGGTATCAAAGTTGGTTCATTAGAAGAAGCTCGTGCGGCTCGTATTCGTATCAGCACTTCTGCTGAAAAACGTGCTTCTGCGGCTCTATCATTGGAAATCCAACGTAACCTTATCGGTTTCAATGGCTACAATGGTGGTAACAATCTAACTTATGGTTTCTTGAATGACCCATCATTACCTGCTTACGTTACTGTAGCGGCTACTGGTACAGGTAGCTCAACTTTATGGGCTAACAAATCATTCTTGCAAATCGTAGCTGACATTCGTGTTGCGGCGGCTCAATTGCAAACTCAATCTCAAGATACTATTAATCCTGAAGATGCAGAGCTTACATTAGCGTTGCCTACTGATGCTTACCAATACTTGTCAGTAACTTCTGACTTTGGTATTTCAGTACGTGATTGGTTGAACAAAACTTACGCAAAATTGCGTGTAATTTCTGCTCCTCAATTGAACTATGCTAATGGTGGTGCTAACGTGTTCTATCTTTATGCTGAATCAGTAGAAGATGGTGCAAGTGATGACAGCCGTACATGGGTACAAGTTGTTCCTGCTAAGTTCCAAGCATTAGGCGTTGAAAAACAAGCTAAAGCATACGTTGAAGATTATTCAAACGCTACTGCTGGTGTTATGCTTAAACGCCCATACGCTGTTGTACGTTATAGCGGCATCTAAAAATATAGTTTAATAGATTGTATTTTTTATATGATGTAAGATAGAAGGGCGAGGGAAACCTCGCTCTCTATTCACTCAAGGAGTTTTAAAAATGGCTAAAGTCCATGTATTTTCTACCCTAGCTAATGACCAGCTTTATCAAAACTGGTTACAAGGCGGTAACGATATGCCTATCAAAGATGTAGGTGTTCTTATTAAAGGTGGTACAGGCGTTGCTAATGACCGTTTAATCACGCCAATTGGTGTTGCAACCGAAATTGACGATGCTGATTACGAAGCATTAAAAAAGAATCCAGTTTTCCTGAAACATGAAAAAGATGGCTTTTTATCTGTTCGCACGAAAACAACAGCAGTAGAAAAAGTAGTTCCTGATATGAATTTAAAAGATAAGTCTGCACCTTTGACAGCATCAGATTATGCCAAAGATGAAGATGCACCTAAACTTAATTAAGAGCTAATTATGACTTCTCTAGTTCCTGCCTACAATGATGCTAACTTTAGATTACAGTTTCCAGCTTTTGCTGATGTGACTGATTATCCAACAGCGCAACTTGATGGGTGGTGGACTATGGGAACATCATATATAAATCCTGATAATAATTATCCATATAATTTTAAAACAAAACAGCTTCAATTAGCGTTAGATTTAATGTGCGCTCATTTAGCTCAATCATTCACAATGATTACTGCTGGCATACCAACAGTAGTTGTTCAAGGTACTGCTGAAGGTACTGTTAATGTTTCACTTACTCCACCACCTGTTAAGACCTCTTTTGGTTGGTGGTTGGCTACTACCCCATATGGCAGTCAATTACGTGCGCTATTACGTGCTGTAGCAAATGTAGGACTATATATTGGTGGTAGCCCTGAAAATTCAGCTTTTAGAAAAGCTGGTGGTATATTTTGACCGCCTTAAATCTTGATAAGATTAAAGCCACACTAGAACGTGCGCCTAAAGAATTTCAAGGCTTAGTTGCTCAAGTAGGATTTCCGTCAGGTGGTCAATATGAAGATGGTACTCCAATTGCTTCAGTTGCCGCACAAAATGAATTTGGCGCACCTGCTAAGAAAATTCCGCCTAGACCATTTATGCGCCCTACTATCAAAGAAAATAAAGATGAATGGGTAGCCATATTAAGTAAAGGCGTAGCTTCAGTAGTAGCTGGTAAGAATAATGCTTTTGATGTATTAAATGCAGTTGGTATATTAGCCGCCGCAGATATGAAAGCAAAAATAGCTACTATCTATTCACCTGCTTTAGCTCCAATGACATTAGCATTAAGGCGTGAACGTGGGAATGGTTCTACAAAGCCATTAGTTGATACAGGTATTATGCTGGCATATCTACAAAATAGCGTAGCTAAAGAAGGCTCAGAGTTTATAGCTAAAGGTTAATGATGAAATTACGCTCATTAGTTAATGGTTACACTCAACTTACTAATCCAAATATTTTAATTAATTGGATTCAATCTACAGGCTATATTACTGATAGTGCAGGTAAAAGAACTCCTACAACTTTAACATTATCCGTTAGAGCGCAAATACAAGCTCTAAGCACGACAGATTTACAGCATACTGATGGCTTGAATATAACTGGCGTAATGCGTTCAGTTTATATGTATGGTAATGCGGCTGGTGTTGTTCGTGCTGATAACATTGGTGGAGATATTTTAATATTTCCTGAAATACCTAATGGAAGTAATCGTAATTGGCTAATTACACAAGTTGTAGAAACTTGGAGTGATTGGTGTCATGTTATAGTGACATTACAACAGGATTAATTATGGCAGTTACCATTGATATTATTGACCAAGATATTTTTAAAGCTCTAGTAGTTTTCTTTAGGACTTTTCTACCTATTGGAACTGAAGTAGTACAAGCTCAAGATAATTTGGTTGCAATGCCGAAAGGTGGATTTGTTGCTATGAATAATACTGGAATGAATAGATTATCTTTTAATGTAGATACTTATAATTCTGCATTACAGCAAAAATCTATTTTGACTCCAACAAGATATGTTGTTCAGCTTGATTTTTATGGTCCATTATCACAAATATGGGCTATGGAAACTCAGGCTTTATTTCGTGATGAATATGCAACGGATTTATTTCCTGCAAATATTCAGCCTTTATATGCTGATGACCCAGTTCAATTGCCTTTAATTGATGGAGAACAGCAATATGAGCAAAGATGGAAGTTAGAAGGTAATTTGCAATATAATCCAACATTAACCACATCTCAACAATCAATGTTAGATGTTGTAGTGGGTCTAGCACCAATAGACCAAACATTTCAACCATAGGAGATTTTTATGAGTACTATTCCTTTTTCACAAGTAGTAAATGTAGTTCCGTCAGTTTTGTCTGCTGGTGGTATTGCCGTTGATTTAAACGGATTGATGCTCACACAAAATGCCTATGCTCCTGCTGGAACAATTTTACAATTTGCAACTGCCAATGATGTATCAACTTATTTTGGCGCAACTTCTACAGAAGCGTCATTAGCTACAATTTATTTTAATGGTTATAGCATTGGTACTCAATTGCCGGGTGCTTTATTTATTGCTAACTATGCAGAAACAGCAACAGCGGCATGGGTTCGTGGTGGCAACTTATCTTCAATGACTTTAGGTCAATTGCAAGCTCTAGGTACTGGTACTTTAGCTTTTACCATTAATGGCACTCTTATCACTTCAGGTTCAATCAGTTTAGCCGCAGTTACAAGTTTCAGCCAAGCGGCAACAGTTATTCAAGCGGCATTTACTTCACCACCATTTACAGTTACTTATGATTCTGTACCAAGTGCATTTATATTCACTACTACACTTACAGGAACAGCGGCTACGGTTAGTTTTGCAACAACTGGTGCTATGGCAACAGGCTTAATGCTAACGCAAGCTACAGGTGCAGTATTATCGCAAGGTCAAGCGGCGGCAGTTCCAGCTACTTACATGAATAGCATTATTAACCAAAATCAAAACTGGGCTACATTCTTCACAGTATGGGAATCAGTCATTGCTGAAAAAGAACAATTTGCTACTTGGTCTAATTCTGTTTCACCTCGTTATTTGTATATCTGCCAAGATTCTGATATTAACGTATTAAATTCTGCTTCTACTAACACCTTTGGTGATTGGTTACAAGTTGGTCAAGTTGTTGGTACATTGCCAATTTACGGCAACAATACACTTTCAGCATTTGCGGCTGGTTTTGCGGCTTCATTAGACTTTACTCGCTTGAATGGTCGTGCAACATTAGACTTTAAAGAGCAGTCAGGTTTAGTAGCTTCAGTAACAACTGCTTCAAATTATGCTGGTGTAGTTGCTAATGGTTATAATTGCTACGGTGCTTATGGTTCTAATAATCCTGCTAATAACGCTTCTTGGTTTACACCGGGTTCTGTTTCAGGCAAATGGTTATGGGCTGATACTTACTTGAATCAAATTTGGTTAAATGCTAATTTACAATTAGCTTTAGTTACATTGCTTCAACAAGTTGGTTCTATTCCATACAATACGCAAGGTTATTCATTAATCAATGCGGCTTGTTTAGACCCAATCAATGCGGCAATTAATTTCGGTGCAATTCGTAAAGGTATTCAATTATCTGCGGCTCAAGCGGCTGAAGTTCAATATGCTTTAGGTTATAACGCCGCTCCAGTAATTGCTTCTCAAGGTTATGTATTGCAAATTTCACCTGCAACTGCGGTTACTCGTGCGGCTCGTCAATCTCCACCTATTACTTTGTATTATCAAGATGGTGAAAGCGTACAACAAATTACTCTTGCATCTATCGTTATTCAATAAGGGATAAATCATGGCAACAATAACCTCAGCAAATTCAGTACTAACACTCGTCATAGGTGGGCTATATGGTCCAGCTAACATTCAAGGCTATGCCGTTGATGATGCCTTTGAAAGTGAATCTGTCCAACAATCAGAAGTTTTAATGGGTGTTGATGGCAGTCTTTCAGGTGGTAAAGTATGGATTCCATATAAAATGACTATTCATCTTCAAGCTGATAGTCCTAGCGTATCGGTTTTTGATAATTGGAGAGCGGCTCAAGATGCAGTAGTAGATGTATTTTTAGCTAATGGTACAATTATTTTACCATCTACAGGAAGGGCTTATAGCCTTGTTAATGGCTATTTAACTGCGGCAACTCCATTTCCTGCTGTTAAAAAGACTTTACAACCAGTAGTATATGAAATAACTTGGCAATCTATCGTAGGTTCAATAACTGGAGTTTAAAATAAATGGCTAGAAAAGAAACGACATTCGTAGCTGAAACTGGTAGAGATTTAGGTAAACAGTTTTTAATTACGGAAATGTCAGCTTCTCAGGCTGAAAACTGGGCTTTTCAGGTTATCTTAGCTGTCGGCAATGCTGGCATTGAGATACCTGAAGGTTTAGCTTCTCAGGGTATGTCAGGTTTAATGGCAATAGGATATATGAATTTACTCAAAATTCCATTTGATGCGGCAAAACCGCTTTTAGATGAAATGATGAATTGCGTTCAAATTATTCCTTCAGCTAATATTAAGCGTAAATTAGTTGAAGAAGATATTGAAGAAGTTGCAACTCGCTTACAATTAAGAAAAGCTACATGGAATTTACACATGGATTTTTTTTTAAACGAAAGCAAATTGACTTCGGAATCAGAAGCGCAGGAAACAATACAAGAAAGCTCATTGAGTATCAAGCCACAACGCAAGCAATAGCAACTGTCATATCTTCTAAATTAGCTACACTACATGAACTAGACACTATTTATGGTGTTGAGGATATGTGGATATTGATTGAAATTAATGCTATAGATAGACATAACGCATATATAATGAATCAGAAATAATTATTAAAAGAGGATAAATCTTGGCTACAGTAATCGACAGTTTACTAATTGAACTAGGCTTAGA